TTGAGCTTGAATATGATGATCCCACAATCCAGACGGCTGTTTTGGATGAGTCCTGTTTTAGCCGAACTGGTCATGGGCTTAGTATTGCTGAGTCTATGAATAGGTTGAATTTAAGATTTATGGCTTCTAACCGAGATAGGTTAGCAGGCAAGATAGAGATGCATAAACGATTAGGCGATAATGATATGGGAGACCCACGTTTACGTATCTTTAATAATTGTACGCATTTGATTAGAACGCTACCTACACTACCTCTAAGCAAAACAAACCCAGAGGATGTAGATACAAAAGCAGATGATCATGCTTACGATGCATTAAGGTATATGTGTATGACAAGATTAGTGAACAGTCCTTATTATCATCCTAGGTTTAGAAAGCCTAGAGAGTTTGATAAGTATGTTCCTAACGATCCAGTGTTTGGGTATTAGATGGCTACAAAAACTAGAGGATATGAAGTAATAAAGTGGGTAAACTCAGATCAATCAGAATGGTCTAAGTTACAAAAAAGCACATATAGACAGATGAAAAATACTGTAAAAAATTTAGAACCTTCTAATGTAGCTGCAGGCGAAGGAAGCATGATATATGTTTCTAAAAAAAATGCTAGAGATTTTATAAGTGTTAACAGCGTATTAAACGATTTAAAAGAGTCTGGAGATAGATACTATTTGTTGATGAAAGCACAATTACATACAGGTGCAAGAGTAGGCGATTTAAGTTCTTTAAAATTAAAAGATATAGATTTTGAACAGAACGTTATATACATAGAAAGAGGTAAAGGTGAGGGAGGTACTGGTAAAAAGAAAAGAGCAGCACCTATGTCTAAAACACTAAAAAAAGAATTACAATTTCTTATAAAAGAAAATAAATTAAAACCTAATTCTTTGTTGTTTCCGTCACCTACAGATATATCAAAACCTGTATCTGATAATGTAGTGTTAGCTAGGCTAAACAAAGTTTTAGCAAAAAAAGATGAATTTGGTAACCATATATATGATTTACAAGCATGGGATCAAGAAAAAACACACAAATTTAGAAAAGCTTGGGCTACTATGGCTATGCAAGCAGGATTAGATTCTAATTATGTGCAAGAAATACTAGGACATAAAGATAACATGATGAAAGTTTTATATGCTTCAGATGCTTTAAATCCTAGTGCTAATATAGTTAAAAATTTTGAATTATTACCTGAACAAGCAGATATATTAGATACACATTTAGATTATCAAAGAAAATTATATGAATATGAAAGAGCTTATCAAAAACATTTAGAAGTAAATGAAAATATAAAAGTATTAAAAAGAAAAAATAAAACTATAGATCAAAAATTATTAGATCAAGAATTTAATGCAATAGATCAAGCTACAGACGATAAAATATCTAAATTTACTAAAACAAGTAGATATAAACAATCAGGCAGACAATTTAATCAAAAGTTTGCACCAGACCCAGAGGTAGTGTCTATAGACGATCAGATAGATAGACTTAGACAGATAGAGGCAGGCGTTAGTCCTGATAAAATAGAAGTTAAAATACCTAAAGATGCTCAAGAAAGACCTATAGGAGATTTTCCTGATTTTGATACAAAAGAAAAAATAGATAGAGCTAGAATGGGTAACTGGGAAAAAGCCCCAATAGCACAAGCAGCTTTTGATAAAAAGCAAACAGATGCTATAGATGCAATGTACGATATGGAATCGCAGACTAAATTAAAAAAAGATATTATATTAGATGAAAATACTACTACTAGAGCAGTAGAAGAGTCTATAGATGCTTTTGATTTTACTAGATACAAAAAAAATACAGACAATATGCGTTTAAATTTACAAGACGATGCTAAATTATATAGATATGATGCAGGAAATTTATTAGATTGGGATTCTTCTGACTGGTCTAACGACAGTAAAGGGTTAGATGAAATATTTCAAGGTAATAAATTTTTAGGAAATAGAGGTGCAGAGCTTAAATTAGATGCAAAAGTTGTTGATGATATGTTTTTTCATTTAGAAGAAGCTTCTAGGTTTGATTATTTAACAAAAAGAATAATAGATCAGTTAGATTATATGCAATATCCACCTAATGTTGCAAAAACAGGAGCAGAAAGATTTAAATATCAAAAAATAATGATAGAAGAAGCTTTAGATAACTTTTTAAAAACAAAACAAGGTCAAAAATTTGCTGTAGGGTACTCTTCTATGCTAAGGCGAGACTTAAATTTAAGAGAAATAGTAGACAGAATAGCTGTATCTATACAGCCTATAGGCGACAACAAAGAATATAGTCATATTAGTAGTGATTTTCTTAGATCAGTTGTAAAAAATAACCCTGATATATTTCCAGAAGTAAGTGATAGATTAAAAAAAATATACCCAGAAGAAGTTTTAAACAGGATAAGGCTAGAACCCTACTTACAATTCTTCAATGAACAGGGCTTAATAGATGATACTGTGTATTTTGCAGAAGAGCAAGTTCTAAAAGATGGCGATTTAGATACCCCATTAAAAGAAAAGATTAAATTTAAAGGAGATGGTACTGTAGATTTAAGAACATCTAAACCATTTGTTCCTGAAATTAGGTCTACTGCTTTTGATACTGTTTTTCAATACTCTTATCCTGAACCTAGCACACAAGTAGTTGCTACTGGATTAGATAGAACAGCAATTAGGTCTGCAGTTATACTTCCTGATATACCTGACGTAAATTTACAAACAGAAGGAGCAGATTTTGTATTACCTAAGACAAAAGGTGGTTATAAACCTACAGATGAACACAAATACGTAAAGTTATTGACGCAAGGAGCTAAAACATTTGGTAAAGGTAGTTTAAAAGTATTACCTTTTATAGTTCCGTTCTGGGGTTCTGGGGCTAAAGCAGGAAGTGTTGCTTTAGAGGCTGGTTTAGAGCTAGGAACTAGAGCTTATTTTGCAGATATGAGTAGTTTAGGTGAAGGAGCTCTAGGAGATTCTTTAGTTACACCAATAGATGATATTTTTATGCCTAGTGCTGATAGAAAAGAGGTAAGAAAGCAGTTAGACAACTTATCTCCTGAAGAAGTAGCTAAAGTGGTAGGTAAAACACAAGCTCCTGAAGAAGAAGTAGGCACTGGAGAAATATATGCAGAAAAAGGTAGGGATATACTTAGAAATATGGCTGCTGTAGGAGCACTAAGCACAGGTGATCCAGATTTTTTTGGAGAAACTGTGAAAGAAGTAGATGAAGCAGAAAGAAAAGGTGCTGCACCTGATATAGTAGAAAGAGTTACTGGCGAAGAAGTGTCAAAATACGTTTCTGATAAACGAGATACTTTAAATAGAAGAAGAGAAAGTGCTCAAAGACTTATGGATCAGTATGGGGGAACAATTATTACAGACAAAATAAGAGACCCTCGATTAGAAGATATAGAAACAGCTATAGAGGCTGAGGGAGAAGAAGATTTACAGGCAGTTAAAGATATAACTGCACAGATGGGCAATTTAAATTTATCAACCAACCAAGAAGGAGAAAACGATGCCGTTAATGCAAGGTTACAAACAAGGTGACATGGGCACAGAAGACGAATCAAAGCTTACCAGAATGAAAAAGGAAGGCTGGGATAAGTTATCTGTATCTCATGGAACTCAAACCACTGTAGATGGTGGTAACTTATCAGGCATGAAAAAGAATCAAGTAGATTCTAATTTCAATGCTTTAGCTGACAAAAAGGATTATTAATTATGGCTGATTTAGGTGAACTCGTAGGCACTGACGAACAGGAAGACATCACTCAAAAGGAGATGACTGGTTTAGCAGGGTATATACGAGGTAAGTATAGAGAATCTGAAGATGGTCGTCTATCAGACGAACAACGATGGCTTAAAGCTTACAAAAATTATAGAGGAACCTCAGAAGATAGTGAGGATTACAGAAAATCAGAACGATCTAAAGTTACTGTAAAGATAACTAAGGTAAAAGTATTAGCTGCTTTTGGGCAGTTAGTAGATATCTTGTTTTCACAAGGTAAAGTTCCTATTTCTGTAGAACCTACTCCTATGCCTGAAGGCGTAGAAGAATTTGTTCACCTAGAAACACCTATAGATCAACTTAGTCAATCAGACCCTTATGGGTTTGAGGGAGATGGTAGGGAATTAGCAGCAGGAGCTACTGAAGCTACTGAACTAGAGTTAGGTCCTTATGCAGATGATATGGCTCAAGCTAATTTAGCC